AGTATTAATAGGTGCAAGTCAATTAGCTAAGTTAGCTGCTAAAGCTGCAAGAAAGAAACCAATTCTATATCATACAACAGATGCAAGAAAAGGAATACAAGGAGAATTAAAAACAGGAGCAGATTTAGGATTTCATTTAGGTGGTAATGCAGAAATTTCAAGAAACGCAGCTATTACGACTCGTAGAAATATTAAAGATTTAAAAACAGAAAAATTTGAATTAGATGCAAAACCAGAAGAAATTTTAACATTAAAACGTAGAGGTGGACCTTTTGAACCTGATGATTTTGCTGATGAAATGTTAAACGAAAAGTTTATAACAAAAAAAGAACATAGTAAATTATTTGATAACATACTTGATTTGGAAGAGAAGTATGGACATGGTAATAAAGAGTATTATCAAGCAGCTAATAGAATGTACAAAAAATTTTTACAAGAAAAAAATATTAAAGCTATTAAATATTTTAATGAAGTAGATGCTGGACCCAATAAACTTTTTAAGGATGTTATGGCAAAAGCAGATATTGATGACATATTAGGTTATACTGCAATTTTAAAAGGTGAGAGACATACACATCCTAGACTGAAAGATTTAGATTTAACAGATACAGGAATAGATGTAAAACCTGCAGATTCCTATGTTATATTTGATAGTTCTGTTATAAAAAAAGTACCAGAAATACCAGAAATAGCAAAAGATTTAAATACTACAGAAGCAATAACTGGATATATTATTGATCCTGTTAAACTTTCTCGAAATCAATTAATAACTAAAATAGGAAATAATAAAGAAATAAAAACTAAAACAACTAACTATTTAGATGAACAAGGATATGGTGATACTATTCCAGTTTATAGAATTATTTCTGTACAAGATGAAACAGCAGGACTTCCAGGAAGAAAAAAAATAATAACAAAAGCAGAAATAGAAAAAGAAAGTTTAATATCAGGATCACTTACTCCAGAAGCTAATTTAAAAACTATAAAATTTTTTCAAGATAAAGGAGCTACGCAACAACAAATAGTTCGGTATGATGTTCCTAGAGATAAGATTAAACTAACTATGGGTAGTGTGAAAAGTGATATTACACAAAATGTTAATAAAAAATTAAAACAAAAAGGTTTTGGTCAAGAAAAAATATCTGGTGTTGAAACTATAACTAATCCAAGTAAATCAGCAAAAAATCTTATTGATATGCAAGAAGAAGTTATTGCTGATGTTTCTGGATTAAAACAAACTGTTTTAGGAAGTCCACGAGATTTAGTACCTATTGATGTTAATAGAATATTAAGTGGTGAAATAAAAACTTTAAAAGATTTTAAAAATAATCTTCCTTCCAGTTTTAGTTATGCATCACAAGAAGATTGGAACAAATTATATAATAAAAAAATATCTTTAGATGAATTTCGTAAAATTGAAAATGCTAAAACAAAAGAAGCTTTTGATAAAATTATAGATTTTTATGGTATTAAAATAAAGAAAAACCAAGGGGGAATGATCATGCGTGATCCATATAAGAGAGAAGAGAGGTTTATATAATGGCAACAGAAAGAAATCCATTTGAGCAGATGCCAGAAGATACTCCAAGTGTAGTACCTATGGAGCCTGTTCAAGAAACAGAAAGTACTGAAACGACTTTTGAATTATCAGATGATGGGGGAGTCATTGTTAATTTTGATCAAGAAACAGAAATAGAAGAAGAAGTATCTGCAGAAGAATGGTATAGTAATATTGCAGATAAATTAGATGATCAAGCTTTAACAAATATTGGACATGATGTATTAGATAATTTTCAATCTGATAAAGATTCCAGAGGCGATTGGGAATCTATGTTTGAAAGAGGTTTTGATTTATTAGGATTAAAACTAGAAGATGCTAGTGAGCCTTTTGAAGGTGCATGTACAGCAGTTCATCCACTATTAATAGAATCTGCAGTAAAGTTCCAAGCAAAAGCTTCACAAGAATTATTTCCATCTGGTGGTCCTGTAAAGGCACAGATACTTGGTAAACAATCTGTTCAAAAACAAGCACAAGCTAATCGTGTTCAAAACTTTATGAACTATCAATTAACAGAACAGATGCCAGAATACTTTGATGAATTTGAAAGAATGCTTTTTCATTTACCATTAATAGGTTCTGCCTTTAAAAAAGTTTATTATGATGGAAACTTAGAAAGACCTGTAGCAGAATTTATTCCTATAGATCAATTTTATGTTTCCTATTATGCATCAGACTTACGTAAAGCTGATAGATATACTCATATAATATATAAAAATCCAATAGATATGCAAAGAGATTTAGATTCTGGTATTTATTCAGACGTTGAATTACCAGAAGCAAGTAATCCAACACCAACATCTTTTGCTTCTAAAATGGATACAATACTTGGTATATCTCCTACAGGTAATTCTGATCCTCAATATGTTTTATTAGAACAACATGTTCACTTAGATATACCTGATCCTGAAACAGAAGAAGGAGAATATGCTCCGTATATCGTAACAGTTGAACAACAATCAAGACAAATATTAAGTATTCGTAGAAATTATAAATCTAACGATCCAAGAAAAGAAAAGAGAATACACTTTGTACACTATAGATTCGTTCCTGGATTTGGGTTTTATGGTCTTGGTCTTATACACTTCTTAGGTAATTTAACTATGACAGCTACAGCAGCAATGCGTAATCTCGTAGATGCTGGGCAGTTCTCAAATTTACCAGGAGGTTTTAAGGCTAAAGGAGTAAGGATGGTTGGTGACAATGATCCTATTGCTCCAGGTGAGTTCAAGGAGGTTGAAGCAACTGGTATAGATCTCTCAAAGGCTATTATACCTCTCCCTTATAAAGAGCCTTCCTCAACGCTATACAACATGCTACAATTTGTAACTACTGCTGGGCAGAAGTTTGCAGACAGTACAGAACAAATAGTTTCTGATGCTGCCTCCTATGGACCTGTAGGAACTACTATGGCTTTAATAGAAGCTTCTAGTAAGTTCTTTTCAGGAATTCACAAAAGACTACACAAATCTCAACGTAATGAATTTAAAATTATTGCAGAAATAGATCATGATTATTTACCTGTAGAATATCCTTATGATGTTCCAAATGAAAGTCGAAGTATTTTCAAAAAAGATTTTGATGGTGCTGTAGATGTTATACCAGTAAGTGATCCAAATATTCCAAGTAATGCTCATAGAATGATGTTAGCAAACATGGCATTACAGATGGCACAACAATCTCCCCCAGGAATGTTTAATCTTGAAGCATTAAATAGAACAATATTAAATGCTGCTAATATGCCTAATATGGAAGAGATACTACCACCAGAACCACAACCACAACCAATGGACCCTGTATCAGATATTACAGCAGCAACAAAAGGTATACCGATTGGAGCATTTCCAGGACAAAACCATGATGCTCATATACAAGTAAAGATGGCATATCTTCAAGATCCTATGAATGGTGCTAATCCAGTAATGCAAAGATTACGTCCAGTTCTTGAAGCAAATGTACAAGAACATTCTGTAATGAAATATCAAGAACAAATGAATGGAGTAACTGGGGTAATGGCTGAACAACTACCACCAGAACAACGTACTCCATCAGGTATAGAAGCTGTTATGGCTGCTGCAGCTAAAGATGTTCTTAATGCAAATATGGCAATGGGTCAAGCTCAATCACCTGAACAACAAATGGTTGCATTAGAACAAGCAAGAGTTGAATTAGAAAAAGAAAAATTAAAACTTGATGCTGTAAAAGAAAATGCTGAGTTATCTTTAGATATGCAAGAACTTGAATTTAAACGTCAACAACAAATTATTGATGCTCAACAAGCTGGAGTAACCTTAGCAACTAGATCGAAAAAAGCTGATGCCGATAGATCAAGTAGAGAAGCTTTAAAACAATTAGATGTTATGGCTAAGATGGCTATTGAAGAAGAAAAGATTCAATTAGAACAACAAAAGCTTTTAAATCAAACTGCAGGAAAACAAGCAGATATTGAATTAAAAGGACAGCAAGCAAATTTAAAAGCTTTAGAAAATTCAAAAAAATTAGATCAACAAGAAGAAAAAGATAATGCACAATTATCATTACAATTAATGCAACAAATGGATAACATAACTGAGAAGGGAAAAAAAGATGCCTAAATATGGAGGAGTACATTATCCAAATGATGGAGCAGGATCACCTAGATTACAAAAAGGTTCTGTAGAAGTTAAGGATAATAATTCTAAGAATAAATTTGGTATAAATACCCATGTTCCTAATGGTCGAGATACTTTTGGAGATTTTGTAAAAAAATCTGATAGTGCTGGTGCTACTGGAATGGGTAGAAGAGGTAGGGTTTTAAGAGAAGATCCTGAATCTTTCACTAATTATTCTAAATAGTTTTTACTAGGGATTTATATATAGCTTATCGACTGCCCTAGCAGACAAGCCAAGACGATAAGTTTAATTTTTTCTAAGGAGGAAAAACATGGCAAACACAACTTTTAACGGAGCAGTACGTTCCGAAAATGGATTTAAACAAATTAGTATAAATTCATCTACAAATGTTGCTACAGATAATTTTACTGTTGATTCTAGTGGTAATGTATCTGGTACTGGTACAATGAAGATGACTGGTATTACTAATTTTGTTACAGATGTTGAAAGTATAACTGATTCTACTAAAACAGTTACAACAGCAGATTCAGGTACTACCTATCTTTTAAATAGAGCTGCAGGTATTACAGTAACACTACCAACTGCTGCTGCAGGATTACAATATTCATTTATTATTGGTACAACTTTTACTGGAACTCTAAGTATTGATGGAGCTGCTGCAGTTGATATTTATTCAGCATCTTCAAATTTACTTATTTGGGATAAAGATGCACCAGGAACTGTAAGTGCTAAACAATTTTATGCTGATGGTTCAGATGATGATAAAATTGTAATGGATGCTGATACTAAAGGTCGTTTTATTGGTAGCAAAATTAACTGTGTAGGTATTGCTACTGGTGGACAAGGAAGTGCTACTGCTGTATGGCATGTAGACGGAATCGTTTATGGTGATGGTACATTAGCAACACCATTTGCTTAATATTAATATAACATAGAAAGGATATATTATGTGGAAATCACCTAATATAAAAGAAATATCTG